AAAAATAAAAAATTAATATTATTAGTTGACGGCGAAAATATTTTGCATCAATCCTTTCACAAATTTGAAAAACTTAAATCTACAGATGGTAAACCGAGTGGGGCAATATTCGGATTTTTCAAATCTCTACATATGTATCTTACAAGGTTCGAACCGGATGAGGTTTATGTTTCATTTGATAATGGTCATTCACCAGTAAGGATGGAGTTATTACCAAATTACAAGGGCCATAGGAAAAACATATCAGTAGATTATGAATCATTGCAAAATCAAAAGGCAATTATAATGAAAATGCTGGGTATGCTAAGAATTAATTATATTTTTGATAAAAAGAAATCCACAGTATATGAAGGGGATGACTTCTTAGCATACCTTGCAATTAAAAAATTCCAATCCGAGAAAATGATACTTATATCATCGGATAAAGACTTTAACCAGTTGCTATCAAATAACCTGAGGATATATAATCCCAGAAAAGATGAGATGATAAGAATGGATAACTGCAAAGAATTATTCGGTTATCATTCTCATGAAACGGTAGAGTACCTTGCAATGGTTGGAGATACTTCCGATGATATACCAGGGTTCCCGGGTATAGGCCCAGTAAAAGCAAGGAAAATCCTTGATGAGGGTAGAATTGAGAAGTTTATTGCCCAGAGTAAGAACAAAGAATATCTTCAAATATGGAAAAGGAATGAACAGTTAATCGACCTTTTCTGGTTTGTAAGACATAATCCATTGGATAAGTTACCAATTAAGTCAAAGAAGAAGTTTAAGTATGAGAAATTCAAAGAGCTTTGTATCGAATACTCTTTAGCATCATTTTTGACAAATGAATTTATAAAACCATTTAAAGCATTACATCATGAGTAAGAGAATTATGTTTGTGGGTCCCTCTGGTATAGGGAAAACTACTTTAGCTAAGTATGTAGCTAAGAGAGAAGATCTACCTTTTATTTCTGGTAGTATGTCAGATTTATTACCTGCTACTGAAGGGGTATCACATAATGAAATATTATCCCTCGGTTCGGAGGCAATGTATAAAGCAGATTTTCAACTTCTGAACAAAAGGAATGGGTTATTCAAGGATAGAGAATACTTCGTAACTGATAGGAGTTATGCAGATTTGGCTGCTTATTTTTGGTATAAGCAATCAAGAACTTTACCAGAATGTGAAATGGAACATTTTTTCTGTCAATGTAAGACTTTAATGGAAGATCAATGTGATGTAGCAATCTTCTTACCATTAAATCTAGATACTTATAAGCATTGGTCAATGGAAGATAATGGTAAGAGAATACTTAACAGATTCTTCCAAGTTCAGATATCATCTCTTATGGGGGAATTGCTTGCAAATTGGGAAATACCCACTATTTGTATATCTGAGCTCGATTTAGGTATGAGAACGGAACAAATCAATTACCATTTAGATAGGATATGGGGAAAGAAGTAATAGCAATAGCCTTTTCAGATTTACATATAAATCTATGGGCTAAGTTTAATGAGAACAATCACAGGACCCTGAATAGTTTCAGGGTTTTGTCGATTATACGGAAATTATGTAGAAGGTTTAACTGTCCTGCATTATTTTGTGGAGACTTATTTCATAAGGCCGAAACAATGGACCAAGAATTAGCAGAGATATGTTATAATGAACTAATCGAAGGATTTTGGATATATGCCATATCTGGAAATCATGATATTAAGAAAATAAGTAAGGTTGGTACTAAACCCTTTAGCTGGCTTTATCAAGTAGAGAAGTATGGTATCATGATATTAGATTATGAAAAAACCCAACTATCTTCTACACATAAAGATATTATGGTATATGGGGTTCCTTATATTGATAATAATGTGGGTCTAAGTGAATACTTAAAGAAGTTAGAATTAGATAAAAGTAAAAAGAATATTCTTTTACTACACACCGATTATCCTGGTGCAAAAGATACAGATGGTAGGGAAATAGATTCCGTAGAAAACTTAAATGTGAATGTTCTCAATAAGTTCGATTTAGTATTATGTGGGCATATACACAAACCACAAAGACTATCAAAGAAGGTTTATATGATTGGAGCCCCTAACCATCAGAGGAGAACCGATAGGGGATGTGAATTGGGGTATTGGAAAATCTATGAAGATTTGTCTCTGAAGTTTGTACCTTTGAAAAATTTCCCAAAGTTCATCGATGTAGAAAGGGAAGAGGATATTAATGATGATGGCAATTATTATACGGTAATCCCTCAAAAAGCTAGTACTCCAGTTAATAACAAACATAAGATTACTAAGCAACTTTCTAAGAAGTCTCTAGCAAAGAGATACCTAAGAGAGAAAGGTATTAAAGATGAGGTTAAAACTAATCTATTAATTGAAACACTTAAAAAGGCTGAGTCATGTTAACGTTCTTAAACTTAGAGGCAGAAGGATTTTGTTCAATAGAATCCTTACACCTACAATTAAACCCAACTTGTACCATACTTATCAAGGCACCAAATGGGAAAGGGAAATCAACTATTCTCTCTGCCTTGGTATGGGCAATATATGGGAAAAACCTAAAGGGTGTTTCTGAGGTAAATACTTGGAAGCAAGTAAGGCCTAAAGATTACAAGGGTACTAAGGTACAATTATATTTTCAGAAAGATTCTCATACATATAAGATGGTTAGATGTCAAAAGTATGATGAAGTACTTGAGGATGGTGCTAAAGGTAAAGACAGACTTATCTTCATGAAAGATGGGGATATAGTTGATATCAAAGGGAAGGGGAAGATACAGGATTTTATAAACAGAGAGATAGGTTTATCATATACTCTGTTTATGAACTCAATCATGTTTGGTCAGGGTATAAAGAGACTTATACAAGAATCTAATTCGGATAAGAAAAAGATATTCGAAGAAGTATTTGATTTAGAGTTCTTAAACCTTGCTAAAGGCATTGCATTACAAGATAAAAATAACTTGATATCTCAAATAAATGAAGTAGAGCATGAGTCTCAAATGCTTAAGAAAGAATTAGAGGCTAACAAGGAAGCTTACTTCGATATGAGAGATAGAGAAAAATCCTTCAAGCAAAAAATCAAAGAAGAAAGAAGAGAGTTAAAGCAAGATAGAGAAAAGCTAACTAAGCTACTAATTGAAAAACAAAAACAAATCAAGGATGAAGTAGATGCTTCGCTTCAGATAAAGATTAAAAAACAAAATGAACTAATCCTTGATTTGAGGGGTAAGATAAAAGATGCCAAGAATTTATCAAATGTACCTCTTAAGAAAGTAATTAAAGAATTAGTAATACAGTTAGAAGAAGGTCACTACAAACGTGCGTTACGTGATGCCAAATCAATATATAAAGCGTTCTCTGACCTTGATAAATATGATAAGGAGTATCAGGAGGCATCAGAAAGGTTGGAAGAACTTAGTAGTGTAAATGATAGATATAGGAAATTAAAATCAGACTGTGATGATATTGCTTCTGATATTGCTTCTATTGACGAAGACCTGGCTAAGCTCAAGCAAGAAAAGCTTAAGGTCATGTCTCCAAAGTATAAACAAAAACTTAAGGAGATTAGGAAGAATTTACGGAAGGTTGATGAAGACTTTCACAATAAAGAGTTAGAGTTAGAGAATTATAACTGGTTAATTAATGACCCATTGGGTAATAATGGGATTAAGGCTTATCTATTTGATTCATCCCTTGAGTTCTTAAATAAATGCCTCGATAAGTATTCAGAGGTATTGGGATTTAGGATCGAATTTAATATTGATTTGGGTACTGCTAGAAAAGAATTTGTTACTCTTATTGAAAGAGATGGGATGATTATAGATTACGATGAACTATCAGGTGGCGAGAAACAATTGGTCTGTGTAGCAATGGCTTTTGCAATGAATGAGGCTTTAACTGCCTCTAAGGGTATTAACTTAGCATTCCTTGATGAGGTATTTGAATCACTAAGTTCAGATAACATAGAAATAGTTACTTCCTTAATACGTTACATATTCAAAGAGAAAACTTTATTCTTGATAACCCACTTAGATTCTCTTCCTCTAGGTAATACTAAAATTTTGCAAGTGGAAAAGACCCAAGGCCTGAGTAGATACCAATTACTATAATATTATAATTAAGTTATAACAAGACAATTATGGCAAATAGTAAACGCAAAGGTAATAAATTTGAATTGAAAGTTTCCAAATGGTTTACCAAATGGACTTCTTATAAATTCGGGAGAACTCCATACTCTGGGGCAAATCATCAGAGTAGGGATTTAGCTTCTGATATCATGTGTCAGGATGAGAGACATGCTCATAGATGTAAAATATCGGTTGAGTGTAAAAACTATAAAGAGATTAAGTTTGAACATCTACTCTTAGGTAATAAGGGATGCGATATATTGAAATTTTGGGAACAAGCTTCTAAGGATGCAAAAAGAGCAAATAAAGTTCCCATACTCTGTATGAGATATAATTCAATGCCCTCAGAAGAATTTTTCTTTGTAGTTGGAAAGGATTTATCTTCCGTATTCTATAAACCCCTATTCGATAAAGCCAATATTATGGTAATTGATGTACCAAAGATAGATGAGATTCTTTATGTATTCATGGCTAGTGACATATTGAAGAATGTAAACTATAAGTTAGTACATAAACAAGCTAAGTTAATTATTAAAAACCGGTAACCTATGAAGAAGCATACCCCATACTCATATTGTATATTTTACCTTGAAAGGAAGTACTGTGATAAAATCAATAAAGAACTCAAAGAAAAGGGGTATGACCAAATCAAGGCAATTATTCCTATGGTAAACGTATTAAGAAAAACCACAAAGGGTAAGATGGTATTCGAAGAAGTACCAGTATTATTCAATTATGGTTTTATGAGAATGCCCACTAAATTAGCATTCTCAAGGCCCTTTCTTAATAAGTTACGTAGGAATATATCTGGTATCAGAACTTGGTTACGTAATACCGAGACAATGCACCCAAGAAAGAAAAAGGTAAGGATTGACAATGCAGAAGACTTTGATGATTTCTCTTTAGTGGCTACTTGTAGTAGAAAAGAAGTAAGGCGATTTAAACGTATTGCTAGAGAGAATAAGAAGTTTTCAGTAGATGATTTAGTCAATGTAAAGCCTGGAGATTACTTAGTATTACGGGGTTATCCTTATGAGGGAGTAGATGCTACAGTATTAGAGGTTGACCATCTTTGTAAAAGAGTAAAAGTTCTTATATACCCTGAAATGGGAAGAATGGAAGTATGGTTACCTTTTGACAACGTTATCTATAGTGTATATTTAAATCATGACCCAGATAAGCTTTATGCTAATTCTGGGGAATATGACCCTAATCAGATAACCAATGAAGCAATTGATAGTATAATGAGATATAGGAGAATTTAATGTTATGAACGAAGCTCAACAAAAAGCCTGGAGTTGTTTAATCGATAAAGAACAACAATCATTATTCCTTCAACTATCAGAAAGTAAATCTTCATGGGAAGCTGGTGAAATTTTAAAGTTATCTCATTACAAGTATCTTGAAATCCGGGAACGGTCAGAGAAATTCTTTAGGCTATTCTCGGATTTTTTTGAGAAACACACTTCTATTTTTCGACCAGATTGCCCCTGTGAGAGGAATTTCCAAGATTATATGGAGGGATGTTTAGAGAAACGATTAAAAAGAAAAGAAGCAAGCTTATTCACGGGAGACTCAGCTCAATTACTCCCAAAGGTAAACTCTAAAAATATAGAGAGAAACATGAAGAGGTTAAAGGAGTCTGAGGATGAATGGGACATAGATACTCTAAGATTAATTCTTGAATTTGATAGGTGGAATAACTTTAGAATACTTCCAAGGATGCTACAACAGCCATCTGCATTTAAAAGGCGGTCGAATAAGAAGGATAAGATATATATCAAGTATCTTCTTAATAGAGTACCGGATTGGATGCACAATAAACTCAAGGAAAGGTTTAGGTATAAAGTAAAACCAGGAAAGAAAAAGTATTGGGTAGCTTTAATATCTGAGGACCTATATACCGATGGTTATCTATTGTTACCAGTAAGACCTTTGGATGAAGTAGTAGATGAATTTAGTAGATTCTACATGTATGTATTTAAAACTAAAGATGATGCTGATACCTTTGGTTTTATGGTATCTAAGTTCATGATTAAAACCGAATCTGTTAAGCTTGGACAAAAATTCTGGCCAGAGTACCGTTGCTGTATGGAAAAAGCAGTAAACTATAATCAAGTGAACAACATAGAATTCAATATTAAGAAATTGGATATGGCTTATAACACACATATCAAGAGAAAGCATAAAAAACCTAAATCCACTGCTGCGAACCGAGCAAAAACCTCGGATTTTTATAAAAATAAATAGAGAAATAAGATAAGATTAAATTATTTATTCTTATATTTGCAAAGAAAATAAATGAATATTTAAAAATATTGATGATATGGCAAAAAAGAGTAGAAAAGACATGAAAGCCCCATCCAAGGAGAAATCAAATTTCCTTGGTGCTTCTGGGAGAAACATGACTTATAAGGATTTAAAGAGAAAGGCTATCATATTAGGGATGCCTTTCCCTGATGCTTGTTCTGCTGGGGTATTTGACTTATTACATTATATCAATGTATCAGAAGAAAAGCCAGATAAATCGTTAATTGATAAATATGACGATTGGATGGATAAGCAATTAGAAAATATTGGGTATTCGAAAGATGACCCATTAAGAAATTCTCGATTAAGGCTTGGGTTTCTCGGAGAAGAAGGGGAAAATGGGCAAAGAAGAACCAAACGAGTTCCTGGGATAAAGAAACCTCGAGAAAAGAAACCACCAAGAGAGAGGGATGAATTTAATCTTATCAAGGGTACAAAGAAATCTTATGTATTCGAATTAACTGCAAAAGGTTTTGAACTTGATAGAGTTATTCGGAGAATGAAAAAGAAATTCCCCGAAGCAAATGAGAAATCTATCAATCTTTGGTATAGAATGGCAAAGAGGAATATAAATGGTAAAACTAAAGGAAAGTAACAACGGACCCATACGACCAGATAGGTATTATATATGGACTTGGAGACCAGATACCACCAATAAGATTGTTACTGAAAAAAAATTATATAGGAAACATCTAACCGGTATACCATACTTTACTAGACACCAAGTAAAGGTTACCTTAGTTTATCTTTATGGTGTAGATGTTCTTCAGTATATCCATATAATATCTGGGAGGAAACTTATAAAACAAGGCATTAGAGAATTATCCGATATGAATGGTAAACTTCTTAAAAAGGGTAGTACTAAATTCTGGTTTAAGGGTAAATTCGTAAAAGCAAGGAAGTTCATAATGCCCGATGAATATCACATAGATAAACACCGACGAAGAAGATTTATGGTACAAATGCACCGAGTCTTTAAGTATAAAGGAAAAAAGGAATTCAATGAAAGGTACTCAATCAAACTCTATGGACAACGGCAAGGCATATCTCCCAAGTATACAAGGCAAAAGAGATTACAAATCAATCTTGCTATCCTACAGGATTTACAACAGGCTGAGTCAAGAGGAGAAACATAAATTCAATCTGTTATTCCTGCAGTATCCTCCATTGGTAAGTTCATTGGCTTTATATTTAAGAAAGAAGATGAACATCCCAATACAAAAGGTACTATTTATCAAAGCACAAAGGGATATGCTTGAAATATTCGATGAGGCATCACTTAAATTTTTAGGGTATTTGCCTAAAGAAAGGTTTATTAAGAAGTCTTTATTATTTCAAGGGTTTGTTCCATTAGAGAGTATTAAACTTAGAAGGTCTTATGCTTATATAATGACAAATAGGATGATAGAAAATAAAATATGGGTCTACCCAATTCGATTATCCGATAACTATAAAACAATGATAAAAGGGAAATACAAATCCTATACCGAAGTATTTGGGAAGGTGGGTATTCCTGGGATAACTAAAATTAAATATAGCAATGAATAATAACGAAGGTTTTAAAATCACAGCACATCAACCAGCAAACCCATTTGCAGGTAAGAAGTTTAAGATAGTCACTTATCAAGGTGACAAGGAACTTGCCTCTCAGGCAATAACAATTGAATCTCAATTAGAATTAAAGACAACTCTAGATGAGATAAAACAATTCAATATTGCTCAGGAGGAATTATTAAAATCTGGGTATACTCAGAAATCCATACTGGTAAAGAAACTTATAACAGAGTGATATAAATAAATTATTAACCAACTTAAACATTACGAAAATGGCTAAGAAGAAAAAAGAAGTGGAACTGAAAGAAGTTTCCAGAACAGAAATCAATGGTGCAATCATCATTAAGTACGAAGACGGCTCAGTAAAGATTATCCCTGCTCCTATCATGCTTTCTGCCGAAGAAGCCGAAGACCTTTTTGGTTCTGAATCCGATGACGAGGAAGAAGAAGAGGAATCGGATGATGACGATGATGATGATTCCGAAGAGGAAGAAGAAGAGGAATCGGATGATGACGATGATGACGATGAGGAAGATGAGGAAGGTGATGATGATGATGATTCCGAAGAGGAAGAAGAAGAGGAAGAACTGACCGGTGAAGAACTTGCCGAAATGGACTTCGAAGAACTTGAGGATGTCTGCGACGACAAAGATCTTGAAACTGACCCAGACGATTACGATGAAGACGACGTCGAAAAACTCCGTAAAGCAATTGCCAAAGAACTCGGTCTCAAATTGCCGGCAAAGAAAGAAACCAAAGGTAAAGGCAAGAAAGGGAAAAAGTAATCTGGTAACTGTATTCAAGATTTAAAAGAAGGTAGGGAAATTTCCCTACCTTTACTATCAACTATTAATAAACGTAGAAGTTTACTTATAATAACCATTAACTTATAAAACATTAAAAATTATGGCAACAAAGAAATCAGACTCCAAGAAGAAAGGGGATAAGGAAAAAGACCCCGAAAAAGAAGCTAAACGTAAAGCTCGTCAAGAGGCACTCAAGAATCGGCCGGCTGAACAACGCCCTAACAGCAAGCAAATCGACGTTATTGCCATTAACGACAAATCCAAGGTAATGAACTTTGGTTATGCCGTTAAGAACAAGGAAGGCTATCAGGGTGTAGTGGTTACTTCTGTATTGGTTACGGATGGCAAACCGGTATCAACTTCAGTTTCATTCGTTCCGGGAACTCTTACCGTTAAGTCTAAGAAAGGACATGGCGTTATTTGTTCTCCGAAAAACAAAAAGGCTAAGGAAGAAGAAGAGGAAGAATCAGAAGATTAAACTCTAACTTACTAACTACTATCCCATATGTCTGCTATATAAATTTAGAGTTTAAGTTCATATGAATAACATCTACACTTAGGACGTTGTTCAGCCAAAAGCTCATTGCCTGTGAAGGTAGTGGGCTTTAATTTTTTATACCCATGGAAGAAGAGAAATTAGCAATTCGAAAGAACATTCGAATACTTGCATTGGATAATCTAATAAATACTTATACTGATGCACTAGAAGATAAAGAATTAAACCTGGGACCAGATGAAAGGGAACTTGCCATCAATATAATAAATGAGGCAAGAGAAATGCTATCAGAAGAAACTCAGGAAGTATCTAACCAAGTAATGCAAAGACCCAAATGGAAAAAGACTTAAGATTATTAGTGGGAAACATTAATCAAACTCTCAGAGAATTAGATTATGTTTCGTACCTTAAAAAGGTAGCTCTTAGTAAGGGTAAGAAAGGCGAATACCAATCCCATAGGTTGAAGAGTAATTATCTGAAAAGAAAACTCATATCTCTTAAAGGAGCCCTGAATAAAAAACTTCATGGGACTTATATTGTTGCCCAATTTAATTTTATAAGGGGGGAACAGAAAGAAACTTTTGAACAAGCTTTTACGGACTTATCTCAGAAAGAGGTAGAAGATATACTTCAACTCGAGGCAGTTTTAAAACAATGCAGTTTAGAAATCCTAGAAATTAAAGAAATCCCAACCCAAATTAGGAAGGTATAACTATGGTATTATGTAAATAGGAAATTCAATTATTCACCTAATATAAATGAAAATGGCTAAGAAAACAGAAAAGAAGAGTAAATCGGAATCCAAGACTCCGGAACTCACAAAGGCTAAGAAAGCTTTGGATGCTTACCTTAAAGAGAACAAGTTGGACCCTACTAAGGATTGGACCAAAGACAAGAAACATGGTAAAAAGGTTACCGAACTTGTAAACAAGCTCAATAAGGAAAGAGACAAAGTTGCTGCTGCCTATCCTGAAGCTGACCAAGAGAACAACAAGAAATTGGTAAAACTCCAGGAAAAAGAGAAGAAGGAAAAAGCTGAGAAGAAGGCTGCCAAAGAGAAAAAGGAAAAGAAAGGAAATGGTGGTAGAACAGCTACCAAATACGATTATCCTCTCATCGATGGCAGAGAAATGACTTCGGCTGAGAAGAAAAAATACCGTATGGAGCAAAGAAAACTTGCTTCAGGTAAGGCTCCTAAGGAGGAAAAGGAAACTAAGAAAAAGAAGGAAGAAAAGGTAAAAGAAAAACCGGCTTCCGATAAGAAAGATAAGAAGGCCAAAGACAAGAAGAAAAAGAAGGCCGCTAAAGAAGAAGATTAATAAGAGCACTTTTTACTTTTACTTATCATATTTTTGAGTATTCGTTAATAATGGTAGAAGGCCTGGCAATATAAAAATTGTTCAGGCCTTTTATTTTCTAATTAAGTCGAAAATGGAACAAGAAGTATATAAACCAAAACTTAGAATCACTACACTATCAGAGAATGGTACTCCCTTATCAGATAGGTTGGTAGATGCTTATACCGAGATGAATTCAGGTCCAAAGGTACAGCATAACGGTCCCATAAGAGTAGAAGTAACTCTTACTAATAAACAAGATATTGATAACTTCAAAGAATACTTAGATAGGTTATCTGGTACATTGCCTGCTAAGGCACCTAATGTGGGCAGAGGAAGACCTGCAGGGTCTACAACTAAGGAATTGGAATCACCAAGGGAGGATATTCTTGCAGATGTAGAAAAAATGATTGAAGAGGGTAAAAGCCAACAAGATATCATTAAATATCTTAGGGGATTGGGATTTGTATTTATCCTTACTGAAGATTTTCTATTTCACTTTCCTGGATTTGAGTTTAATAAAAAAGATGTGGGAGAAGCAACAGACAATAAGCAATATCCCAATTCATTTTCTTGGATGGCAAGATGTATCAAACGGGCTAAGGACCCAAAAGCAGATAAATTTGACCCAATGGTAATCTTTGGTTTTAGCATTCTTGGGGGACCCTCGAAAAAGATTATCCCATATCTCTATAAGGAAAGGAAGAAACCATTAAGGGCCCAAGTTGGTAAAAACGTAATCTCTTTCTCTCAGGCAGAATTCACTAAACTTCCAAAGTATATGTTAGAATCCGAAAGGATTAAGTTCTCTACTGAACAGAGACAATTGCTTCTAAGTCCCGAAAAGAAGCCTTCTAAATTCTTCCTAAGATGGGTAAACGATGCTATATTTCCAGACTCCATAAAGGAAAAGATGGAAGAAATCAAGAACCGCTAACACTTACCTCCGTATTTATTAAAAGAGTATTTTATATAAAATAATTTTAGTATATTTGCATAAAGAAAATTTAATTATGGACAAGGAAACAAAAGACATCGTAAAGCTCATTGCTGGTATTCAAATTGAATCACTCAACTCAATCAAAGAGGATGTTAAAAATGGGAATGATATTGCCCAAGACTTAATCAAAAAACTCCTTCAGATTGAGGATGACGAAATAATTCGAGCACTAGATGAGCACATTGAATTATACGTGGAAATCGAGAATACTCCTCAACTGATAAATATGCTAAGTGAATACCAAATGCTGGTATGCTCTCACATATTATTCAGAATGGAAGATGAATGGGTACATACTAATTCTCAGGGAGTACTTGGTACCTGGGCAATCTTCCAGAGGGCAAATCTCAAATTCCACCCAGAACTAACACTTTTAAAATTTTAATATAGACATGGAAAAGAACGAATACTTAGAATCAGTAGAAATGAACACCGGAGTCGAAATGATTCCCTGCGAATCCTCTAATATTGAGGGCTTTGGTTATGACTCAAAGAAAAAACAACTTTGGGTTGCTTTTAAAGGTAATCGAGTTTATCGCTATGATGATGTACCTTATGAAATCTGCAACGAGTTACATCAAGCAGAATCAAAAGGTAAATACCTTGCAAAGAACATTAAAAATAAATTCGAAACTACAGGTTATGAACTCAGAAACTAAATTCATATTGGGCCTGGTAACCTTGGGGGCAGTGATTTACTTTATTGGTGAGAATAGAACTCATCCAGTAGAAGTGAGCACTGCTCCTTCTCGTTTTGAAAGTCCAATAACCAAGTTAATCTCTCTTCAAGATAGCATGGGCATTAAACCAAAAGAAGAGAAGAAACAATGGTATAAGTATAGGGTAGAAATAGAAACTATTCCAGAAAATCAAATCTATAAGATTGAGAAATCTGGATACCAGCAATATGAAGTTTCTAGATTGGGTGAAACTTATTCTTATGTAACCTACGAATTTACCTCAGACAAGGTAATGACTACTCAAGAAGCCTATGACTTCGTAAAGAAATATCCTGAAAGATGTACAAGGGTACCAAATACATCACAAGATAACATTTACGATAAATATAACGAGGATTACGAAGATTACATAAATGATCCAGAGGATGAAATTAACTATCCTCCAGAAATCTTCGACTTCCTAGCCGATTAACCCGAGCAAATAGAAAATAATTCAAATAAAATTTTTCTATTTAAAATAAAGTTCTTATATTTGTATCAGAAAAAGAAATTAATCATTTTACTAACATTTTAAATATAGACGTTATGAAAAAGAATGAATCAAAGGTTACTAACCTGGTTGCAACTAAGGTTGCCGAACAACTTGAAGGAATTAAAAATTCTAAGACTGCTAAGGCTTCTGCTCCTAAGGCCAAAAAGACTAAAAAGGAATTGGTAAAAGATGCTCAAGAAGCTGCCACTAAGTTTGCCAATGCTAAATTGGTAGAACTCTCTCCCAAAACCCAAACTTCCAAAAAGGAACAGGTTGTCAAGGAAGTTAAGGAACAACAAAAACCATCCATCATCGAACAGGTAATTTCTAATCGGGAAGTTAAATACGTATACCCTGCCGATGTAGTTGATACACTTGCTCGGAAGAAATGGAGACAACAAACTCGAAACGAACTCCATCGATTGGAACTTGCAATGGCTCGTATCAAGGACCAGAACTCCAAGGAATTCAAGGCTGCTGCTAAAGCATACGAGGACTTCAGAAAGAAGGTCCTCAAACCAGAACAAGTTGCATAAACCTTTATTAACCAGGTGCCCGGGATAATTACCTGGGCATCTCAATTCATACAAAATGGATTACACTATCTTCTCTGATAAAGAGATGCTTAAGCAGGACAAAGAATTGGTAGAATTACATAAACGATGTTGTAAGTCCTATCTAATCCAACATTCACTTAAGCACTCCAAGATTAAGAAGTTCTTTATCGTTTACGATTGGTATATAAATACTGATAACGTAAGGAATTTCTTTTTCAGGCCTATAAACCTTTTCATTCAGGCATTGCTTTTAGGGCAACTTGATGAAATATCCGATTACATTAATCCTAACAAAAATGGAAAACGAAAAAAGAAACGAACCCGAAAAGTATAACGTACTTTATTGCAAAGGCAAATATCAGTATAAATCTAAATATCCCCAAATAGAAACTAAACATAAGGTTATCTATGCAGGGCCAGTAGAACCAATGGCACCCATCTGGGATAATGTATCAGATATATTAAGGAAATCTGATAGAATTTGTACTGAATCTCGAAGAGAATTAAAGAAGTTAGAGGAACGTTCACAGAATAACCTTTACTTCAAGAAAAATGGTATTACCCATATAATCGTATACAAATGTTTAGAGAAATAGTTAAAGACCTATATATAGGCAAATCGAAGTTAACCATAGAATGTAACCAAAAGGAAATACCCCAAACTACTCTGGTTCAAGACATATTACAGAATACTGGATTTACGGGTAATATGCCCGACTACGGTACCTATGGTAATTTCAAGGATGGGAAATTTGAGATTACTCCAATGATGCCTAAGCATTGCTTATTTATTACTGGAGTACCCAAAGGGGCAATCCTTGATAATTTCAGAGTTAGAAGAACATATTGGTCCTCTTATTATGAGGATGATGTAAGAGGGTACTTATTTCAGATTACAGATGAAAGTATACCTCGTTTAATAATCACAAACTAAATCTATATGGAAGCAATCGATTACGTAAAATTATTTAAGCTCGACCAAGAGAATTATGATTTTAAAAGGGAAGAGTTTATATCCGAATTAGGTAAAGAATTTCTAGATTATTGCCAAACCACTACAATTGGGATAGATAAAAAGACTGGCAATATATACTACTACCGATTTAGGGAAATAGTTAAGAATTTCGAAACTAAATTCTGGGCAATCTCAGAACTTAAAATAGGAGAACCATTAACTCAGAAATTATGGAATGCCTTTTTCGCTACTCAGGTAGTTCCTTTAAGGCAAAGGTTATTCCCAAAGGTTCAGAAATTAATCGAAGAGCAAAAGGGGATAACCAATAACCGTAGTAAACAAGACAAAAAATCTACGAACCATAAAAAGGCAAACTATGGCAAGGGAAATCACAGACCTGCATGGGAATAAATTTAAGGTAGGAGATTATAAACTTTGCCTTAATATTCCCATCACTGGGAAAGGTAATTTAGTATTCACCAGGGACCTAATCTCTGGTGAACCTTTTAATTTATCAGTAAGTAAGAAAAAATATAAGGGATATTTCTATAACCTATCTTTGAATCTGTATGTAAGGTTCGATTTAGAGTATATGGGTTATGATGAAAGTTCCGATATCAGAAAATCTCATTTGTATGTCAGAAAAGGAAAATAAAATGGTAAGATTCCCAAGACCTATGGGGACTACTGCAATGGCATTAGAATATCAGAAGAACCCAAATGATGAACTTCTGATAAAGATACACAACTACATTATTAATCAATGGCTGATGGGTAATGGAGTATTATGTGGTATCACTTATGATATCAATACATTCTCATACCGTATGGGTATAGATATTAACTACATACGGGTATTTATGAGAGATAGGCTATTAAGCTCTAGAATATGGGATAAAGATAAAGCAGAAGATTTACTTCAAGCGTTAATGGGAGAACAACTAGCATGGGCATTAGAAGACCGTATGGAAATAGCCCATCAGGTTAATATCCTAAGAGAATCTCAGGGAGGGAAATACGTACCGTTTATATCTGCCGAGCTGGGAAAGGCCCTTAAATTAAAGCTTGAATCCTCTACATCTCTGCAATCAATAGTACGTAATCTTACTGGAGGAAGTACTACAAATATCTTTGCCCAATTTAATCAACAGAACAACGTAACACAGCAAAATGCAATCACCGTTGAAGAGGCACGTCAAATCGTATTGGAATCACAAAGGGTATTGGATAAACCAGAAGAGGCTAAACTATTGGAAGACAGGTATGACATTAAGTCATTACCCGAAGTAGTTGCTACTAAACAAGAAGGAGTAGATACAAGTAAAGAGGGTCTTAACCTTAATAAAGCAGAGTTAATGCAAATTACTGATGATTATAAGGGAGCTATGTCTTCATTCTCTAAAGAACATCATGAACTACGTAGAGAAATCGAAATGCGTATAGACCCAGACGAAGAAGACCCAGAGTTATACCAATATGAAGACTTTGAGGAAGAAGAGAAAGAGGACGGCTCATTTGCATCTCAATTCCTCCGAAATAGTAAGCTTCCATAGTTATATCCGGATATTGCATATTTAAAAAGAAAGAATTATATTTGCATATCAATTTTAAAATAGACAAAAATATGGAACTACCAAAGACATCTTACAAAGAGACTCAGGTTAACAAGGTTAATCAGGGTACATACTTTAAATTAAAACCAACTGATACTGCTCCAGTATGGGTAAGAGACCATTATGATAAATCATCTAAGACTTATGCTTGCCATAAGTATGATGACTCAAATCACGAAAAATTTCTCAAGGGAAAAAGGAAAATATACATTGACTTTACATTTTAATCACATGAACTTATTTAGACGAAAGAGATGCTGTAGTGAACTCATTGCTATTAAAAATGGCAACTTAGTATTCAAATTGAGTAATACTCATATCAATGCTGCTTATAATACTTTACAGGCAATAATGAGGAAATCTGGTATATTCGATGAGAATCTATATTTCGATGTCTATCAGGAATATCGGAAACATTATGCTATATACGACGTAGTACCATCGTTGCTAAGGTATAAGCTACCATTGATATTTTCAGGTAGATACCCAAAGAAACTATTCGATAATCAGTTTACCTTTGAGGAATTGATACCTAATGCTTTGGTATATCATAACTTACCAGAAAATTTCAGATTACCCGAAAGCTTAGAGAAAATCCTTTTAGAAGTCAAGAAAAGGGTATCTGCTTATATAGACCAAGATGGCATATCAGACCAGGGTTATAGGGATTTGGTTCGAACAAATTTCGTAAAACAATGGGATGTATTTAGAAAGGACCCATCTCTTATAGATTGCTATATGGATGCTCAATTGGGCATGCTATATATGTGGGCTAGAGTAGAAAATAAAACAATAGTAAAGAACATAATCGAAAGAACTCAAGATGAACTAGCTCAAGAGTTCTTATCTAAAAATGACGAATATGAAAAATAAAGAAAAGTTTGCCTTCAGAAATGTAAACATGTCTCAAGGTGTAGAGGTAGAATTTATTAAATTGCTTACCTCATTAGAGACTAAAAGTGATGAAGATATTATTAAAGCTTTTAAAGCTCAATTATCTTCTGGAGTATTAACTTGCCATGCAGAAATGTTATCTAGAACACCAAATCAGATAATATTTCAAACATCTCAATTCAGTAAACCCTATAACTTTTACAAAAACTGGGGATTATGGGTATTCTCTAATATCCTGGGTGTATGGACTCTAAATAGGTTTAGGATATGATTACAATGAAAAACCTCCAAGTAGAGGATATAAAAGATGAATGGTTATATAATGCCTTAACACAGGGCATCAAGGAATGTATAACTGCTCCAGTCCTAACTTTGGACCCAACAAAACCAGAACCCATTAAGAGGGCAGAAATGATATTAGAGAATTTCTCTCAGGAGGATTCTCCAGTAGTAGCTACTGTAATTGCTCCAGGCAATTTCATACAGATGATATTACCGAAACATGAGATACTTCTATCGGTAATGTTTATCTATAAAGAGAGAAATACCTATGTACAACTCATAATACAAAAACTTGCTTATGAACGAGAAAAGATTACCACCAAGACTAATGGTTCTGTTAGTAGTACTGAAGGGTGAAAAGGTATATAAAATACCTCTCGAATCAGGAATAAAATTAGACCATCTAAAGGATTTCAATACACTGAGGAGAATCCTTACACCTTTAGTACAACTATACCATGGGGTAGGTTTTGATACTAGACTTACTTACGATGAATTCAGTATCTTCATTAATGACCTACAACATTTGGGATATGAACGGTTAGATGAATATTCCTCGGGTATACAAGAATTAGTAGAAGCAAAACCCATTACTGAGAATGACCAAGATGTTGAGAAAATACGAAAAGGGTTACTTATCTCTCTTAAATCTCAGGAGTTATCAGAGGTATTAGCTACTAAACTAAAGCAAGCCATACATGAAGTATTTGAAAACGAAAAGAAGAAAGGTGGACTAATGAACAAGGAACCCTCTTTAGAACCTATGGAGAGTTCAATTATAAGAGAGGCTCTATATTTGCTAACTCCCCAATTACCTTAATAATTGAAAGGCAGTCTAATCCACTGCCTTTCATAGCGTGTACACATCCTCAGCCTCCTTAAAAATAAAATAGATATATTTTTCTATAAAAATAAAAATGCTTATATTTGCATATCATTTTAAAAATAGACAAAAATATGAAAACGAACTCAGTAACTTACAATCAAGCAGACGAACTAACTAAGGTAGTTCGCAATTTCTTAGAAAAGAAATCTACATTTGAACTTGACTCTGATGAACAGGGTAATCTTCTTAATCTTCTAATGGGACTCTTAATCAAACTAGAGGATGATTACAAACTCAATTGCTTGGATATAAACCAGGTACAAATCTATGATACCACCTATTATTCTTTCATTTTCGAATCAATCATAACTGCCGATACTAATCCCTATAAGGGGCAATTAGCATCTGCTGCAGTTCAATTCATGAATGAATTTACCGATAACGATGGGAGGTTCATATCATTCAATCAACTCGATAGAAACAACTGGATTTTCCAACTTAATTTCTCAATCGCATGACAAAGTATAACGTTAGTCCATTAGTTGCTCGGGAGATAGAATTCTCCACGGGCACTATCTTTGGTGGTAGTTGGTGCCGATACTTTATTTCAATCACCCTACATCAATGCTATATAGAAGCAACATGGAAAACCCGTCCTAAAAATGATTTAGACGGGAACAAAGAAATCTTTAACTCTTTACAGGAGTATCTAGATTGGTTTGCTAATCTTAAGAAAACTTACGGAAGGAGAATATCCCGTAAACAAATGGTATATGCTGCATACGATGAAACAACACGTACCTTCAGTTACAAACCCTACGAGAATTGGGCTACAAGACGTTCTAAGGAGAAATTAAATAATCCCAAGGAACCAATGCTGGCCGATGAATTATAATAATCCCCAATCAGTTAATATACCTCAGGGAGTTCAGAAACACTAACATCTGGGCTCCCTTAATTATTGCATATTTAAAATATTATTTCTATATTTGCATAAGAGAAAAATAAATATAATTATTAACCGACCTCGAACAGGGTCACAAAACTTATTTCTTATGACAACTATTAACGAAATCTCAAATCACATTATGGGTTACTTCAATGGAACTCTTGATGCTTTTGGTTACACTGCTCAATCAGTTAACGAAATCTCAAATCCGGATGAATCATACATGGGAACTCTCAACCTCCAATTCCGGGATTATCCTATAGACGATGACGAAAAGGCAGAAACCTACTGCAGAGAATCCGATGCTTTTGAACAATACGTGATAGAATTCATTAATTCTCATTGGGATGAACATCACCCATTAAAAGAACTTAACCCTAATCATCATTACATGTCAAACTCATATGGAGATACTATCCAGGTACATTTCAATGATGAATCCCTTTTCATTATCATTACCATGACAGGGCAATATTAACAAAACACTCTGGGAGGCACCTAAAACACCTCCCAGAACCTCCCTATTTATAAAAATAAAAGTAGTTATAAAAACAAGTTTAGAAATAATTTTGTATATTTGCAGTTTTAAATATAGACGTTATGAAAGAATTAAAAAATTTAGAGGCCATCCGGGAACTGCTTGCTTCTCATCCCATTTATACTTATGATTACTCAGATGGTCTTCTCATTAACAAGGAAGATACCAATATCCAGGTTTACTCAATCGACTTAGAGGATGAACCTTTTGCTGCTTATATCTCAGGATATATCATCACATATGCTTCAGAGGAAGTTCTCTTCGAAAATCTCCGGGAAAACATTATTTCTCACATGGACTTAACAAAGGGTGCCGACGACCAATATTATGATTATTCACCCGCACAGGTAGAGGCTATCTTATTCGGAATCCTTCAATTAACCCCAGAACATCAGGATTATATCATAACCGGACTCAAAAAACATCTCCGGGAATTTATCCAAGACGATGAACAAGATGAGGACATGATATCCCAATATACCAATATCTACAATGCTATCGAAAAATGGGAATCAGACCACAGGGAAACAGAAATCTTCCAACAACTTGCAGTATCAGAATTATTTAACCAACTAAATAAATAATCACTATGGTAAACTTATATAAATTACTCAACGTACTGGAACAGGGCATGTCTCTGTTCCAACTTAATAAATGGAAAACCGAAGGCATCTGGTATCCAATCACCCAATACAAAAAGGAATCAGATGAAATACAGGTAGTAACTAACCTATTTATTGCTGACCAGGAACAGTACCATATCCAACTATCTGGGAATTATCCAGAAGAATCTGAAGACTGGAACAAGTTTCTAGAGGAAAACCAATGGAAAATCTATCCCTTACTTGCAAATATAATGCAAGTCTTCTTGCCCACAGGGAACTACCAATTATTCTATACTCAATATCCACAGGGATTCATATCCATAATCGCTAAGCCCCATGATAAGTAAAGAACTCAAATCACAATTAAGTATTCTCAAGGAAACTAACCCAGAATATATTCAAACCCTAAAGGATGCCGTAACGGCATCCTATAAGGCAGAACTTCAGGCAATCAAACCCAGTTCTACCGAAGAAGAGGAACAACTCAATATCGAACTCAAGGACATAGTATTAAAAATACTATTTGGGCCTTTCTATAACTATTTCGTATCAGAATACGTAGTATCAGATACTATATGGGAAGAACAGGATAAACTAATCGAGGACTTATATTATTACTTCAAATCATGACACCGTATATTCAACAACAACTTAAAAAGCTATGCGATAATCCAAATTGGTATGACGATATGCTCATCTCATAGGATAAAAACCCAAGAAATCAAAGGAAAGCTATTTATAACTACCTTTCTCATGTACAACTAAATGGGTTACTAGAAAACACTCAGATAGTTTTTACATTCATAGATGGCGACATGAAACCAGCTTTCTATTTCGAAATTCCCAGAGATACCAATCGATATCTTATACTGGGAATCCTCGATGAAGCAGGTTATCCTCATTGCTGCCTATTATGCCAACCAAAACAAATGTTTAACCCTCAACTCAATTAACATCATGAAACCAACAATAACAGTAAACCAATATCCAATCGGATGGGAATGGCTAGACAGAGTACCTCTAGAGGACTTTACTTGGCTTATAGAAATATTCTCTACCATGACCGATAACACTGATACTTATGACTTTGCTACCTTCGATAAAGAAGCAACTAATGGAGAACCTCCTTATCCAGTAATCGAAATCAATAGGAAAGGCTTAGCCCACTTCATGAACGAAGACCAAGGCTACGAATCCGGTATATCAATGTACGGTCACTATATAGCATGTAAATGCTTAGACATATCATCAGAAAGGGAATACATGAATCAGTATACCGATATAAGAATCCTAACCAATGAAATAAAACCATGCTAACAAAAGGGAAATTCCTGGTATCTTTTGAGGTACCAGGTCACACTAAAGAATACACAGAGGGGTTCACAGAGGAAATGGTAATCCCATATAGAACTGAGGAACTAAGGCCATATCTAAGGTACCCCAACCAAGAAATAAACAAAAACCACCTCCACTCAGAACACATAAGATTACAAATAAGAGATATACTACAGATACCCCTAATAGATATAACCATAATCGATATAATATCACTACCATGAACATCCTCTATCACATAATCCGAATAATCCTATCCCTAATCACCATTCTAACCCTCATACGCAATGAGAAAATATACCAAGCCCACAAGCACTCCCACCCAACAAACAAAATAAGGTATATCATCTCACAGCTAATAATCCTAACCCTATACACCTCATCACTAATCCTGGTATCCTACACATATAGGATTATACTAAGATACATATAATAATACTAAAAATTATGAAATCACTAATTCTACTCATCGTAACGATCTGGCTTCTAATCCTAAATGAAGAAGCCTACCTAACAAAGAAATTCATCTACAGAATGAATTTAATCATAACCCTTTTAGTATATGCCTTCATACAGGTATACCTAATCGAATAAATACCCACAAGGTACCTGGAATAAATACCGGGTACCTCCCACACTACCCAACACAAAAATAAAACAAAATCATACTAACGCTAACTAAGGTACAATATCTACCTATCCCCTCTATAACTAATATACCATCTATTAATATAATAATACCTAATACATATATCAAGGTACCTCGCCGGGGGTTTTGGGGATTTAGGCAAACAAGGCAAGTGATAACCCCTCTACTATACAAAGCCACTCAACTCACTATATAGCCACTATACCATATAGCTCTACTACACACTTTAAAGGCAAACTCAAAAAGGCCTATGTGATGATAATTTTTCGTCCCCTAATGGCCTCTTATTTACCTTATCCGAATTACCTTGAGTACCCTTTATATGTATATATTATATAGATTGCATTCAAGGTAATTCGAAGGTAGGGGATTATATAATACAGGTATGTTATGTAGCTTCTATGTATGTAGGTAGTATAGCTTTAGTACATCGTCGATTAATGGCCATCACAATTTACCCTGATTACCTTCACCAAGTTATTATATTAGGTATTATATAATACATATAGGTTGGGGTTAGGTAAATAGGGTATTAGGTTTTAGGGCTAAATGGTTTATAGGATTTAAGGCCTTCAAGGGGCATATTTAGGTAATATTCCTAGTAACTCTGTAATTTATTTGCTTAGTATTTATATTAGCATTAACTTTTGTATTCTAGGACAATTTTGTGATTTAGGTACCCCTAGATTGCCCAGAGCCATTAGGTAAATAGGATATTAGGTATAGGTAGGGAAGGTAAATGGCAATCTCCATTCATGGCCTCTGGGGATTTTAGAGGGATAAAGGCAAATTAACCTTCAAGGCTATTAAGGACCTCACAAGGCAATTGAGGTTATTGCATAATTAAAATAAAGTCTTTATATTTGCATATCAAAATTAAAAAAAAAATACTAATCACTTAAAACTCACTTACCTATGAACACAGAAGAATTATCAAACCGATTAACACAAATCGT